CAGGCGTCATATACTTTCTTTGTTGCCATAATTTAATCCTCCTCTAATTTATTTGTCGGCACTCGTTTTAACAGCCGTGCGGAATTGCCGAAGTTCAGCACGACCAGCATAACCAGCCATAAGGGATTTTCTTCTGCCATTCCAAGTAGCAGGGTGAAGCTGAAAAGAAAATACCCAGCATAAAACTTTTGTTTTGCGGTGAGCGACTTCCACCACGCCAGCTCACTCTTGAACAACTCCTGCCATATCGTTCCCATGATTCATATCGTTTATCGGTTCGTCACCCACTTCAACTCCGCCACGCATCAAAGCCATTTTCCGGATCGCCTGCGCCAGCCGGGTGTTCTTCCGGTATGCCAGGCTGTATGATACCATTTCCGGCGTGCAATTCATCAGCAAAGCGATCCGCTTTACCTCTCCATATTCTACTATGATTCGCCTCTTCATTTCTATATCTATCTTAATCTGTTATTGTTGTTACTCAGCATTTTCCACTCTAAAAGAAAAGCTCCTATCTACCAATACCCGCTTCACAAAAGACAGGTCATGTTTATCCACCGGAAAGAACACGGCTTGACAGTCCACGCTCGGATAAGACTTGATAGCTGTTTTCTCTGCCATTCCCTTAACCAGTTCGTAAAGAAATCCTACTGTTTCTGCCGTCGCCTGAGCGATAATCACTTTTGCCTTCATCGTTTCTTATTTATATTCGTTTATAATCGGTTTCAAACTCACGCCGTAGCAACTCATCAAGCGCCGGATAAGATTCTTTACATAAAAATCGGGAGCGGAAAACACAATCCCGGTCTCTTCAGTGTATCTGAAACTGATACCGTCCATCATCAACACGTAAGCGACTTTGTGCTTCACGCTTTGTGTCTGCCATTCTTGAATCTCGTCATTCATATCCTTTGTCATTTTTAAGTTTTACTTCTAATATTCGTTTATATGGCCGCCTTTTCATATCTTTGAGGCGTGTTTATATTTTAAATACACTGCAATATTAATAGTAAATCTTCTAATAACAAAACATTTTGCGAGTAAATTTACTAATAAAATTATGGGCACAGTTCAAAGAATAAGGCAATACATTGAAAATAAAGGTATTAGCAAATACAGATTTTACCAACAATCTGGATTATCTAATGGAGCATTAGATAAGGGTGAGAATATAGGCTCTGACAAATGTGAGAAAATACTCTACGCATTTCCTGATCTTAATTCAGATTGGCTTCTTACTGGTAGAGGTTCAATGTTAAAAAATAATGGATTAGAATTGATTGATAATAAAGAAGATATAGAAAAAAATGAATTACCCGAAGTAAACTATGAATATAAAGGAGCACCTTATTATAATGTAGATTTCATTGGTGGCTTTGATTTAGTACTAAATGATCAAACCAATAACCCTGATTATTACATCAATTTCCCACCATACAATAAAGAAGGCGTTGTTTGGTGTAATATCACTGGTCACTCAATGGAACCAGAATTAAATAATGGTGATTTTATTGCTCTGAAAGAAATGACTGACCCGATTGAGTATTTGCCATACGGTGAAATCTATGGAATTATAACAGACAATTACAGAACAGTTAAACGAATACGCATGTCAGAAAGAAAAGGCTTTGTTCGTTTAATACCCACAAATAAGAGTCCTGAATATGGAGAACAGGAGATTCCTATCAATATGATACGAAAAGTGTTTGCAGTTTTGGGAAGTATGCATAGATTATTTTGATATTTAGATATTTACGCCTTATTATATAGGCTGCAATAATAAAAAACTTATGATTTTATACTACTCAATATGCGCAAAAACCCCGTATTAGAACCACAACGAAGTATTATATATAGGTAAATGTACCACAAAAACATATAGTTTTGCATCCCCAAACGCATCCCCTTATAATACATTTCGTTTTTGTTTTAGTAAAAATGCGCCTCCAAATGCATCCCCAATCGCATCCCCAACACCAAAAAAGCGGTATTTCCGACCGTTCAAATCGGTAGGAAACCCGCTATCATAAGGGAAGCCGTTTAAATACGGCTTAAATACTAATAAAACAACTACTTACCGCTTCTTATCAGGTGCGACTGGATAATCATTGCCCGTTTCGTTATTTTGCAGCTTCCATCGATCATCCCGGCGTGTAGAAGGCTGCTTTTGGTAATACCTACTTCTGCCTCCGTCAACACGTCAAAGATGGCTGAAAGACTGCCGAAATAATAGTTCTTCTTCTCATAGATCAAATGTACATGGATAACCTTCGTCATAACTCATTTGGTATTTTCTTTCTCGCAAAGATACTAAATAATAATTATTTGGAATAATCAAAGAAATATTTCTCACGATCATAATCGAAACCGGATAAAAGAAAAGAGGCCGTTTAAAGCCTCTTTACCACTCCGGCAAGCAAACACCCGTCCGAGCCAATCAAACATCCCTGTGCGCCCCGTTTGCGCCCGTACGGGTCCTATATTAATCCTGTGTACCCCCCAATGTAAAGCAACCGTTTAAAAACCGTTCAAAATAGGCCGCCGATGTAAGCCCAGTGTAAAGGCTGTGTCACTTTTCGTTTTGCACACTTCTCCTACTCTTCACCCGTCTAACTTATTGATATTCTTATTGTATGGTCATTTTCCCTACCAGTAGGTCTTTACACATTTCGTTTTACCCCCCTTATATGACTATTGGTGGCGTTTTTGAGGAAGTTCCGGAAAATTCTCATTCCCGTTACGATGTGATTGTTTCTATGGCTTCGGCGGGTCGGTTCATGTGGGAGGGTTCGCCTACTAATATGTTGGGAAATGATCGTTACATAAGCTACGTGAAATTGCACAAGGGGGTGAATCCTTTAGCTTTGGAGGAACAGGTGCATACGTTCGTGAATTCTTATTTCCCTCCGGAGGAACAGCAAAAGACAGGGTTTAACATTGGTTTCTCGTTTCATGAGCTGGATGGCTTACACAAGGAGTTGCCGCAAGTCAAGCGAATGACATGGATACTTTCCTTACTGGCCTTCGCTTTGATCTTCACGGCGGTGATGAACTATATCTTGATCGTGATATCCTCTATCGTAAATCGCTCGAAGGAGGTGGCTGTCCATAAATGTTATGGGGCAAGCGAGAATAATATTCATGGTATGATGTTTGGTGAGGCGTTGGTACATATAGTGCTTTCACTGATCTTGGCCTTATTGTTGATCCTTGCGTTTAGAGGTACGGTAGAGGAGTTGTTGGCGACTTCGTTAGATTCTTTGCTCTTGTCTAATGGTAGCTTGGTCTTGCTAGGGATATGTATCTTGGTGTTTTTCGTATCTGGTTTTATGCCGGGATCATTATACGCTCGGATTCCGGTGGCCTCCGCTTTCCGTAATTACCGGGAGAATAAGCGTATCTGGAAGAAAGCCTTGTTGCTTGTCCAGTTTGTAGCCACGGGCTTTTTGGTGACGATGCTTGTTTTCGTTGCCCGTCAATATACGTTTATGGTGAACGATCGTCCGGGATATGCCTATGAGAACCTTGCCTACTGCGGGTTAGCTGGCGTGGACTCTACCTCTCGTGCCAAGATTCTGGATGAGGTGATGCGGCTTCCGGGGGTCGTTGCGGCTACCACCGTCTATCAATTGCCTTTCGAGCATGCTTCCGGTAATAATATTCTTTTACCGGGTGAGACTCAAGAGCTTTTTAATATCGCCGATCTCTATTGGGTAGGTAACGGATATTTGGACATGATGGAGATTCCCGTGATCCAAGGCCGCTCGTTCACGGAAAATGTGACCAATTCAAGAGAGGTGATGGTAGACCGCCGTTTCGTGGAGAAAATGAAATTGGTAGCGGGTTGGACGGATGATGTGATCGGGAAGGATATCTGCGTCACCGAGCATAGCAAATGGAATGAGGAGCCATTCACGATTTGCGGTGTTTATGAGAATATCCGTCTGGGAGGAATCTCGAACCAAGATATGCGGCCTTCCGTATTATTCTATACGCATAAGCCCATGTATACCTTGCAGGTGAAGTTCCATGAGCTGAACAACGATAGTATGGCTCGTTTACAGCAGAAGATATCCGAGACATTTCCGGATCGTGAACTGAACGCTATCTCTTTCCGTTCCGAGATCATGGATCTATATAAGGACTCCCGCCAATTCCGTGATTCCGTGATGATCGGAGGTTTGGTCACGCTTCTTGTTACGTTGATAGGACTTATTGGCTATACGAATGATGAGGTGAGCCGTCGTCGTAAGGAGATAGCGGTTCGCCGGGTGAATGGGGCTACCTTATGGGATATATTGAGGTTGTTCATAAAGGATATCGGATATATCTGTATCTATGCGGTTATATTAGGCGGTGGTATAGCATACTTTGTCTTGCAAAAGTGGCAAGAGCAATTCACGGAGAAGGTTCCTTTGTCATGGTACATATTCTTGGGTTGCGGCGTATGTGTATTATTGATTATATATTCCGTGGTTTGTCTGGATGCCCGCAAGACGGCTAATGATAATCCGGTGAATTGCTTAAAATCTGAGTGATTGAAAATAGATAATAGAAAATTGATAATTCATAATTCATGAATAATTTATTGAACTTTAAGTCCTTTTTAAAGTTCCTTGGAAGGAATAAGGCTTATACGCTGATAGACGTGTTTGGTCTGTCTGTATCGTTGATGTTTGTGTTATTGATAGCGGTCTATACGGTACAGGAGATGTCTACAGATAAATTCCATACCAAGGCGGATCGTATCTATCTGGTCGGGAATGAGAATTGGATGGCCACCGGAGCCGCCATTCCTTATAAGATAAAGGAACGCTATCCGGAGGTAGAGAAAGTTTGCCCGGTAGTGGCAGATAATTCAAGCAATATAGTTGTAGTTTCCGGTGATCGGAAACTGAAGGCGAACGTGATGTTCGCGGACTCCACGTTCTTCGATTTCTTTGATTTCCGGCTGTTACAAGGCACTCGTGAGCAAGCGTTGGCCGCCGGGAACTATGCGGTGGTCTCCTCTTCGTTCGCCCGTAAGATGTTCGGAACGGATGATCCGATGGGACGGCAGTTAGTGGTGGGAGATACCATATCGGCTACTATAAATGGGGTGGTGGAGGATTTACTTCATTCCTCTATTCCCGAAGCGGATGTGATCGTGCGTTGGGAGCAGGTTCGGTATTTGAACTGGTCGTTGGCTCCGGATCAATTGGGGAATGCCGGAAGTACATCGGCTTTTGTCTTGGTGCGTGAGGGTAGTGATTTCCCTTCTCGTGCGGAGGATATGGCCCATTGGTTCAAGGAGTTTTATTGGCCGTATCAATATGGGACGGCAAAAGAGGTACGCATATTGCCGCTTAGTGAGCAGTATTTTGCGAAAGCCGCTTCTTACTCTTCTTTGCGAAAGGGAGATTGGCGTTTCGTGATCGTGCTGATGTCCGTAGGTTTCCTTATCTTGATTTTCGCGGTCATTAATTATATAAACTTGACGGTTGCCCAAGCGGGTTTCAGGGCGAAGGAGATGGCTACCCGGCGCCTTTTGGGTTCTTCACGGGGCGAGTTATTCATGCGCTTGATGCTGGAGTCTACTTTGCTTACGTTTATTTCTTTGGTTATCGGGGTTCTCCTTGCCTTGGCGGTCGTGCCGTTTGTCAATGATTTATTGCAGACGCATGTCTATATGAGCGTATTGGGTAGTCCTGTGTGGCTATTGGCTCTGGTTTCATTAACTGTTGTCGTGGGAGTTTTATCAGGCTTGCTGCCCGCTATCATCATTTCTTCTTCTAAACCGATCGAGGTGGTAAGGGGTACGTTCCGAGCTAAGACGAAAATGGTATTCAGTAAGTTCTTTATCGTATTCCAGAATGTGATCACGATCACGATGATCGCAGCCTCTATCGTGATGGTTAGCCAGATTGTTCATATGATCAACGCTCCTGTGGGATATAATACGAAGAATTTGTTGGCCATGAACTCGGTAGACGGAAGGCAGTTGTCTGCTTTTGTCGGTGAGCTGAAAGGCTTGTCGTGCGTAGATAGGGTCGGGAAGACACGAGGACTGCCTTTTTTCGGTAGTAATAATTGGACTGCTACCTATCAAGGACAAAATATATCTTTCCAGCAATTTATTATGGATAAGGAATGCTATGAGATGCTAGGATTGGAGATTTTGCGTGATAACCATTTAACGACAGAGGGCTGGTTCCTAAACGAGCAAGCGATACGTGAGATGAACCTGCCGGAGGATGCGGCCTCTTTTATGTTGGATAGGCACGAGAAGCCGATAGCGATAGCGGGTATCATTCGGGATTTCTATTGCTTTGGGAATGTGACGACAGAAATGAGGCCCGTTATGTTTCGTTTTTTGAAAGATAATGAAACTCCTTGGATGATCTTGATCGAGACACAAGGTGATCCTTTTGCCGCAAAGGAGGCCATCGGTAAAGGCCACGTATTTACAACCGATTATTACTCAATATTTTATAGATAATAAGTCAGAAATATGGTTGTTATTTTTAATTGCACATTCTAAAAG